CAGTATAACCTGCAGGGATGGTATATAAGCACATTAAAGTTTGACCATTACCTGGAGATATAGTTGCAGCAACATCAACGCCACCTGTATAAGTAACTGTAATTGTACCTTCATTATTTCCAAAAGACCCTGCTGTTTCTACAGACATTCTAAAAACTCGTAAAAATTGTTGTGTCGTAGTAACTGTGTTTGTACCATCTAAATCAACAGTCTCTTCTACAAGAGCATAAGAAGAATCAAGTCCTTGTATTCTTAAGGTTCTAGCAGCTGTTCCTACTACATCATCATTAGCATTATCACTAACTACATCAAGAGTAGCTTGAGCTGTTTGCCAAGGATAGTTATTTCCTGTTTCCCAAATAGTTTCAAAAGCACCTGAACCAATACTAGAATTATATCCAAATTTATTAACCATAGAATAACCAGGAACTTTACCTTGTTGAATTGCTAAATAAAATGGAATGTCATCAACAGTGCTACCACCTGTTATTGGATTTACATTATTACAAGACATTAACAATTTCCTCCCATGCTAAACCAAGTAAATCTTTCTTGACTCTCTTTTAAGTCTTGTAAAAAAGTAGAGTTTAATTGTTCAGTTACAATTCTTAAAGCTCTAGTAATCTGTCTTTGATTATCTACTTCATATTGTTTTTTTGGTTCTGGTATTCTTACATTAATCTTTGCCATTATCTTCTTCCATCTGGTTGTAGGTCTACTTGAAATGTACCAAATCTCCATGTTTCACCTGACCCAGTATTTTCTATTTTAATATTTGCGTATCTTCCTCTTGCACGTGTATCAACTTTTGTCGTGCTAGATGTAATTGTAAATGGACTTAAAGTAGTTGCCGTTCCATTAGAAGAAGGATAATCAGAAACAGATATAGTAACATCTGCATTTCCTGTTAGTACTTTAAAGTTAGGTAAGAATCTTCTCATTGCTAAAAAGATTTCACTTTGATCTTTTTGTAAAGAAAAATCAAAAGACTCTACAAAAGATGTTAAAGTTGTTGTTGTACCATCTGGATTAACTTGATCAGTACCAGTTTCTTGTTCAAAGAATACAGAAGAACCTAATCCCGTTTCACCTACAACAACAGGGAAATTTCCTGTGCCTGAACTATTATAAGCTGTAGAATAAGGTTTAGGATAAATTAAAGAATCTATCCATGATGTTCTAATTGAATTCGCATTAACACCTGTATACCAATTACCCATAGGTAATCTTAAATTATCTTCTCCATAGTTATAAACTACATATCTATTATTAAAATCTGATCCTGATGTTGGATACCACCAAGTAACTTCTGTAAATAAATTATTTAATCCAGCATATATTTGTTGACCTTTAGTTGTATCAATATCATCGTAAACATAATCTTCTACTGAACATGCTAATGTTTTAACTGTACCATCAAATGCAAAGAAACCATTATTACTCATCCAATAAGCAACACCATCTATTTCAATTGCAGCGTTCTTACCAATTAATCCACAGTTAGTTCCTACTTGTTCAAATCCAAATGTAAAAGGAGCTCCAACAAATTTCATTGTATATAATGCATTGTCTGTCCAAATAAGAATTGTTTCTTTAGCTACTAATGATCCAATTATTTTAGTTCCATCTTGTAATCTAAATGTACCAGAACTATTTGTTGCTTGTACTGTATACTCATTGATATTTTCTTGATCCGAAAATCTTATAAACATATCATCCTGTGTTAAAGCATCTGTATTATCTGTAGTTGTACCAAAATGAATTAAGTGTCTTGTTGTTGGTGATATTAAAGTTAATCTAGAAGCAACAGGATTATTTGTTGTTTCAAATCCAGAAGTCGTAGTAGATGCTCTTGTTGTTAATCTAGCCGCGATCCCCGAATCCCAAGTAAATGTTTTTCCATTTGCAATGGTTGCAACTAATACTTGACCAAAGTTACTTAAAGACCAAAGACCTGGTTCAAGAGTTATTGTTGCAGCGCTGACTGCATTACCCCAACCTGTATAATCAGTTGCATTTGTAACTGTAGAACCATCACTATGTGTAACATCTGAAGTTCCATATTGTCCTCTTGTTATTCCTGAAATAGTATTTGTTCCTGTGTTGTTTGATGAGTAATCCATTAACTCACTACCAATTAATAAAATACCACTTGATGGTAAAACTGAAGAATTAGTTAATACTACAGAAGTAGCACCTGCTGTAAAATCACCACCATTATTTATGGTAGTTGAGTTAGCTCCAGATACCGTACCACCATATTGACCAACACCGAAACCATAACCATAGGTTTGTGCAGCGGGGCCAACGTATTCATAAGGTTTAATATCTATACTTCCTCCAGACACACTACCTGTTGCAGCAGAAGTTTGTGTGATGGTAAATGTTGTTGATGTTGGAGTTGTTATAACTTGAAATAATTTATCTTCAAAATCTGAAGCAGTATATCCAGTACCACCAGGTAAAGTTACATTATCTAATAAAACAATATCACCAATGTTTAAACCATGAGATGTTGCTGTAGTAATTGTACAAGATGTTAAAGTATCAAATGTAGTTATTGTAGCAGATGAGATAGTAGTTGCTAAAGGTGTAATGTCATATAACTGACCTTCAAAGTATATAAGTAAAAATTTATCTGTGCCTAATGCTACATATCTATTTCCAGATATATCTACAAAGGCGTGTTGTTTTCTAACAACACCAACGATAGATTCATTAAGTAATGATTGCCAACCACCAACTTTTTCAGGTAATCCATATCTCCACCTTACGTTATCTGAATCAACCCAACGGCCTTGAGCTCCAACTGATGTATCTTGTTTATCAACTCCTGGAGCAAACTTAATTTCAGTAAGCATGTTTGCCTCCTATTGATTAGTTGATTTTAATAACCAACCTTTAGTAGCGTTAGCATAAATGAAAGTTACACATTGATTATTTACGTTCATTGTATAATCAGCAGCTGCGCCATTAATATTTGATCCGTTTCTTGCTACAGTTACAGCGTTAGTACCAAAACCACCCGCCGCAGATCCATCCATAATTGTTACTTCGTCAGTAACATTTGGAGTAGCAGGCAATGTAACTACTACTGTGTTTGTTTGTGTATCAACTACAATTTGATCTCCATTAACTGCAGTATAACTTGTGACACTTGCAGAATTTATATTCTTAATTCCTTTTTGAATTAAAGCTAATGCCGTATCTGTTCCATCTGATCTAACAATTATGTTAGCACCTTCTGGTAAAGCTATGGGATTAGAAGATCCTGAAGTTTTAATATTGATTGTATAATTATTTGTTGTTCTATCTGTAGCATCTTCAATGATGTAAACTCTAGTAACTGTTCCACCTGTTGATGTAGCAGGTATAATTAAATTATTACTACCTGTCATAGTACCAGTTAATTTTAAATATAAATTTTTTCCATTAGCTAATGAACCATCAGCTAAACTTAAAGTAACATCACTTCCACCACTCATTGAAACAGTAGCATAACCAGATGCTGCTTGTTGTAAAATTTGTAAATTAGTATTAGTTATAGATCCCCATAGACCAGCTTTCTCACCGGTTGTAATAAGTTCTAACGTTAAATCTGATGAATAATTTGATGCCATATTAATAAGGTTCTATTGGTGTCCAAACCATGTTTACTCCTGGTATTATATCATTCCATGTAATAATTCCTGGCTCTTTACTATCTAAAACCAAAGAGCTTCCTGTAGGATTTACTAATGCGCTTCCTGATACTGTAACATTTCCAGTGGCTATCGTCAATGCGTTTCCAGTAGGAGAAACATTAGCTGCTGCAGTTACTGTTATTGTACCAATACCTAAAGTAGTAGGGTTTCCTGTAACGCTTAAATTAGCTGCACCTGAAATACTTAAAGTACCTAATCCAAGGGTTACTTGACTTCCTACAACATCTTCAACGATAGAATCAGCAATAACGCCAACACTACCAATTGTTATGTTTAATTGATTTCCAGTAACTGAAATAACAACATCATTATCATTTGCAACCGTTGCAAATGGAAATTCTGAAAATGCGCTAAATCCTAACATATATAATCCTTAAAAGGGGACAGTAGGTATGTGGTGGAGTACTGTCCCCATCTAAAGATTATATCATCGTTTAAACCAAGATGGAAGTCCTAAATGGATACGTTTGTCAAATTTATTATCTTCGGCTTGTTTAGATGATTTATTGTAATGTAAGAAGACTTGTGCGCAATCTTTTCCATCAAAAGCTTCTCGCCAATGCTCTAGTTCCATACCTTTATAAATAAGCATATCACCTGGTTTAAGGTCTACTCTAACTCCTTTGGCATTACTAGCTGCTGTTATTCCTTTTTTCTCATCTGGAATACCAACGTTTTCTTTTGGACT